ATTACCGCTTACACTATTAGAAATGGCATCCTGTAAATCTGTGTAAGGCTGCAAACTAGACCCCGTTTTAGTCGTGCCTGTATAGCTTACATCTACATGAATATCATATTGATCTAATGCGCTGCTTTCTATATCTTCTACCCTTGCTAGGGATGGACTAAGTATAAAACTCATAGTTAATCTATTTTTAATATGTCAACTGTACCCGTACCGTTGAACGTTATGGAATTAGTATAAGGAACTTTTGAAAGCGGCAACTCGTACCCTCTCAATAAAGAGCCGTCTAAATTAGCCTGTGGATAAGTTACTGAATTACCGTTCTGTGTTACCGTTATGGAATTATTCGCCCCGTCACAGCTAAATACAAGGTATTTAAAGCCTTCAAGTATTACGTTTGAAGGATTTACAAGGCGTGAGGGTTCTGGTGCTATTGGTGCGCTTTTTTGAACCTGCAATAATTGTTGCATTAGGTTAACTAGTTGCTGCACTGCTCCCGTGGCTTGATCCGTGGAAGCTGTAAAGGTGCTATACCCTAAAGCCCCCGAATTATTATCTTGTATTAAGATACCAGTAACTTCTGGGTTAGATACCGTAATGCCATTAAAAACTATATCGGTTGAGCCTTCAACCCAATCAAAAGATAATACATTTTGTACATTATTTAACTGTTGAACTAACTCTTCATTATTAAGGCTTTCCACGTCGTTCATAGGATAAACGGTATCATCTCCATTAATAGACAACGTAAGTGAAAAAGATTCAACAGGAAAACCGTTCCAATTGCCTAAAATATCATTAGTTAGCTCTACTTTAGTTCCTACGGTCTTTTTTTTCGTGTTGTCTTCTATGTCTGTTGCTATGAATATTTGATCGTCTTGCTTTGTTGCCGTTGAAGGATCAGTATTATTTGTTACTACAACGTTTCCACCACCACCGCCGCCAGAAACGCCACCATTTAGCAAACCATTAGCCTTTTTTGCCGCTTCTCTTATGGCTGTTTCTAGCTGCTCAAATGTACCACTAAAAGACACCCCGTCTATTGTATTAATATCCGTTGAAATTCTTACTTGATTGCCGTCTGAACCTTTAACCTCTAGGCGTTGCGTATCATCTTTTGAGTCAACAACGATAACAGGTTGTAAATAGATAACCGTGTTGTTTTTATCATTAATCGTTAAGATTTTGCCATCCTCTAAAACCTCTAACGATTTTATTAAAATTTCATCCATTGTTTTTATTTTTTAAATACGAAACCAATTTTTCTTCCTTCTTCGTTTTCTTGTTTGCATTCGTCGCAATATTTGGAGCTATCCCAAAGCGGGTACTTATCCTTGTTATCACATAGATACTTTATTATTATAGGCTTTGTGCCTTCTAAAGTGCCTAGCATAGTATCCCTTTGTGCTTGCATAACCTTAACGCCTGCATTTTGCCCGTAACTAGGTTGATTCATTATTACGCCGTTGGACTCCGTTTGTATCGCTATATAGGGATAAGATTCGTATATCACGGCTCTACAAATGTAAGGGTATAAATACTGTGTAAAAAGCTCTTCGTAGTCTGCATTATTTGGGTATGCAATTTGGAAAGCTCCTAAGTCTGAATTGTACTGAATCTCGTTAGGGGTTCTTTGCGCCTTTAAATCCTCGTAAAATTCTGGATTAATAAAGATTTTTAAAAACCTTTGCTCCGCTAAATCAATTTGACTAGCCAATACAGCAGCATCAAAACGATTAGAAAAAGGCGCAGCTTTTACGATCCCCTGGTTTACTATTTCGTAAGCCGTTATTAATGTTCTAACTGTACTCATTCTTCAATATTTTGAGGCTCTTGTGTTTCTTCTGGTTCATAACCTAGAATTTCCCGTTGTTCGTTCCTGCTTAATGCGTCGTTAGGTATAATACTGCTCGCTAATGAAATAGGATTACTATTTGCGATGGTTAACATAGTGCCTTTTATTGCCCCGTTAACGTCTTTGTTTTCTTTAATAAACGGATTGATTATCTTTTGCAAAAACTTACGCCTAATTGGTTTTATTTTCATGTTAATAGCTAATTCGATACCATCCTTTAGCTCTTGGCTTGAACCTAATTTGCCAGGCGTTGCAATTCCGCTAATACTTGGAAACCATCCCTCCGAAGTGATAATTTGCTGAGTAGCTAAGTTTTGAAGCTCAATAAAATTGCCCTCGCTTTTGTCGTCTATGATTTGTATATCTGCTGCATCTGTTTTGTTTCTAAGGATTTGCAGTAATAAACGGCTTCCGTTTTCAGTGTCGCTAAAAGTCTCCTTAAAACTGTCGGCTAATTCGTTGGCTTCTTCTGTCGTGAATGATCCATAAGCTTGAATTATAGCACTAGGCAAAAAACCGTTTTTAAACTTAGTAATATTATACTTTGGTATTCTGTATTCTATCTCTGCCCAAAAACGCCCCGCAATATTTGAAGGAATGCCCCAATAAAAGAAGTTAGGTGCATAGTCTTTAATATGCACAACAGAGCTTTTGTTTTTAAACTCTGGATAGATTGGTACAACTCTTATATCTTTGTCGCTTAAACCGTCATTATCCCAACTGTTGCAAATGCCTATATTTTTAACAATGCCGTTACTATTCACCTTCTCAATCGCTGCGTTTTCAATTGGCACATGATAAAGATAAACAATAGGCTGACCGTTTCGAGTTGCTTTTTTAAATTCCGCAATAGCATTTCCAAAAGAATAGTAATCAAAGAAAAGCTTTTCCATTACTTCCTCTAAGGATTCATTATGTAAATTAACATTAGATATTAATTCATTCATTGCATCAATAGAATTGTCATCCGCCTTGGACAATCTAAGCATTTTTCTAAGCGAATGCAAGAACGGCACTTTATCCGCTTTAACTGCTAAAAAGCCGTCTCCTAGACTTAAAGTTGTCTTTTGGCTTATGATGTTGCGTTTAGTGGGTGAGTTGCTTATGCCCGCAATTAAGCCCTTCAAAAAAGAACCTTCCTGTCCAAAGAAACGAACCCAACGATTATTTACTAAATATCCTTGATCTGAATTTGCACTATCTGGTAGATACTCTCTAAAAATATCTTTTTGCAGAATGTTAGTATCTTTACTAGTTTGTATTTTTACACTATTTAGGAGCGTCTTTTGACTCTTGCCCTGTGTTTGTGTCCTCTGCTTTTGGTTGCTTCTTCTTTGCTTTGTCATCTTTTTTGTTTTCTTTCACCTCTGTAATTATAATGTGCTTCTTTCTTGTCTCTTCGTTTACGTTTTCAGAGTAATGTTTTAACTCTTCTTGTGTAAATTCTGTCCAAGGTTTTTGAAAATATTCACGCCCACCAATTACGCCAGTTAAACCATAAAGCCCAGACTTTAATTTTTCCGTTAATTCGTACTTCTTCATAATTTTTTATATAAAAAAAGAGGGCAAGGATTACTTCCCGACCCTCTTTTTTGTCTTTACATTAAGATTAGACAGGGATTGTTCCTGTAAAATCATTTGCCTTAATTGTAGCCAAAGCTTGCAAAACAATTGTTTCTTGATTTGGGTCACTTTTAGCCGTTCCTGTTGTACCTTCTGCACTAAGCAAAAACGCTTCTTCCGTATCTTCATACCCCCAAAACTTACTAAGCCCTGTGTTTTCTGTATGAATAACTGTAATACCACAACCACAATCAATTAAATTTTGAATAAAATTTCTTTGTGCTTGGTATCTACTTTCAGAGACAAATGTATAAACTTGCGTTACTTGCCCGTTTGCGTCTACTGATTCATTGAAAGAAGATTGATTTGCCGCAAACTCTACCTTAAAGAAGGTATTCGTTAATAACATAGTAACGGCTGTCACTTCTCCTGTTGGGTCTTGCGAAATGCTATCTATGTCCTGCTTGTTTGCGATGTGTAGCTGTTTAGAGCCACCTGTTTTTTTTAATGTACATGGATTCGTTAATCCACTAGTTACACACGCCATAATTATACTTGTTTAATATGCCGCTACCATCAGCATAGGGTGAACAAAGCTAGTACCTAACTTAAACTTTACTTTGTAGTAAGTTTTTTCTTTGCGCTTTTCGTACCAAATTTCTACTGTGTTTTTAGAGCTTTGCAAATCCGTAGCTAATACAAGATTAGTAGGAGTGGTTAAGATCGCTCTATGACTGTCAGTTCTACCAAAGTCTACTGAATCATATTGATCCCAGTAAGGCATTTGAATAAGTGCGATACTTCTATAAGCTAAAGACTTTTGCCCATTAATTAAAGCCGTGCGCCCTGCGTCTCCGCCTCCCAGTTGTTCCAGATCTTTCATGTATGCTTGGTACAAACTACGTGAAACATAAAAACGCTTCTCTGAATCTGGAATACCTAACAAAGTAATGTCTTGCGCTTCCCACATCTTTTCTAAAATGTCGGTTGCATCATTTTGTGCCAATGGTGCGCCGCTTCCAGAATTAATATACGGTGTTTGATTTGCGTTTACTAATTTAGGTAAATGCACTTCCCACATACCATCAAGCATATTGTATTTTGTATCTGTACTTGCTTTGTTTCCAAACCAAAATAAACGGCTACAACCTAATTGAATGCCTTGTCTAATTCGCAAAAGAGCTACAGTACTAAGTGCTGTTCCTGTTAAGTCGTTAGATTGAACACCTTTACGAAGAGACTCTTCCCAAATAGTATTTTCCAATTCTTCGGCGCATTGCTCTAAATTTACCTTGATCTTCTCGACCTCAACAGTACGTTCGTACATATCCAAACTGCCCATAGGTGTAAACCCACAGCCCGTATTTGCTTGTAGTATATTATCCAAATATCCTGCAAAACCTACTTTCTTTTTATGTACTACATTTGTCATTACTCGGAACATACCAGACTCTTCCATTCCCAAAAATAAGGGTTTTAAAAAAACT